GAAAAATCTGCATCAGAATCATCTTCTACCCAACCCATAATCCTCAAATGGAGGGCTGCGGTAGTGGCGATGGTGCTGATTGCAAGTGCTGCGGAGGAACGACCTGTGTTAGTGGACCCACTGGTACCACTGCTAAAGTTTGCATTAGCAAAGACAGCCGCTCTTGCTGTGGCTTTATTTGTCCACGACGCATCCGTTCCAATTACGAATAACTGGTTTGGATCGTCAGCGACAAAAGCCTTTACAGGATAGTTACTGTCCGCCCCGGAACCGGGCCAATAATTTGACCAAACGGTTTTCGAGGTAGTGCTAGATACATACTCACACCCTACAAAAGCGCCGACTAAGCTCACCGACCCACCAGCCGCAGCGCCTACCAGTGAAATATACCCCGTAGAAAGGGGAATAACTGGAGAGCCGTGGTAAATGGCAGTAGTGTTGCCGTTGGCAATTTCATAAGGCGTGTAGCCTGTGATACCCGTGGAGTTAGTGCTCTGACCTAATTTAGCAATGGGTTGTAGACCCATCGCAGAATAAGTATTAGCCATTGGTTCTTACTCCTAAAGGGAGCAGTTCACGATTTCCGTGGACCGCCAAAAGTTACACGAGTTTGACGATTTGGTTTATCAATCGTCATGGTTGAATGAGCATTCTCGCGCATCATGTCGTGGTCAACCGCGTCCATCAAGTCTTGGCTTTTAGCCGCAAAATAATCAGTACGCTCCTGCACTGTTTCCAGTGGAATCCTCGCGAGAATTAATCCACCAACGCCAAACACACCTTCATAACGACCTGACTCCATAACTGGAGCTTCAAACTCGGGATATTCATCTTTTCGAACAAATTCATAGCCTTCACGAAGACGTGCTGAAATGTTTTGACGATCATCAAAACCACGTACTTCGGCTCTTATCCAACGATGTTTATACCCGTCTGGTGCAGGTGGTGCATCCAACATGGTGGGGGGTGCCCACGGCCTACGCTGTGCCGTTTCTGCCCGGTTCTGTTTTGCGCGAGGAGAACGATCAATGCCTTCGAAGCGGTCTGTCTCTACTTCTTTAGTCATTTCCTACTACCTCACGTATTTCGCGTATTCTTCAAGCGGCACACCCAATTTTTTAGCAATAGATACTTGGCTAGGGGTGAGTCTAACCTTTGTCTTTCCGCGCCCTGACGAAGAAGAACGGGATACTCCAGCGACCGTCTGGGCGGTTCGTTTACTGGCCCCATTAAATTTTTGCGGAAACTCTGTCTGTATCCGCTCATCAAGCTCACTATAGTAGTCCTCACTCTGCGGGTCAAATCCTTCGCTTTCCACCATTTTTTTGTGGATACCAAAGGCCGCAAAGGTCATAGCCTCATCCTGCCCAAACCATTCATTACGAGACGCCCATTCTACGGCTTTCGGGTCCGTGGGGGGCGCTTGTGGAACGGGCTGTTGAGCATAATTTGCTTGGTTTTGCTGCGCTAATTGTTGAGCATACGCAGCTTCCTGTGCGGACTGTTGCTCTTGTTGAGCTTTAGCCTGCTCATAACGATCTTGTGCAACCGCCAACTGGGTCATGGCTTTTTGAGCCGCTACAGTAGCGTCCACATCCCCTAGCTCTACCGCTTTTCTTAAGTCCCCTTCGGCCTGCTGCTGTTCCGCAGTGATGCGACTACCGTATTCAGACACATAGCCTTGATCCAACTGCTGCATACGCAATTTAAGATCATTTGATTCGGTTTGAACATTTTGGGCGTATTTTAAAGCCTCTTCTCGTTGCCTTTCGGCTTCCCGCATTTTCTTTGTTAAACGATCAATGCGTTTTTGAACCGTAGTGGTGTACTCTTCTTGCTCGGTTTTTTCTTCAACGTCCCGAACTTCAATAACTTCAGCGTCACTGACCTCCTCCCCCACCACAGGACTTTCAAGAGACACTTCCACATCCGGTGCGTCTACATCAAAGTCAAGGGGAACTTGGTTATCCGTCTTCTCTGCTACTGTTTGTTGTGCTTCTGCCATAGCTGCTCTCTTTTAGATATTAATAATGTCATCGGGGTCAAGAATAGTGGCTAAAACCTCATCATCATTAATGATGCGGACCTCGCCTCCCTCTATTCGAAGTCTGGACCCTGCGTACCTAGCAATAATGATCCAGTCCTTTTCCTTACACCAAGCCCCGTCAGGAAATTTTTCCGTATCCTTATAAGCTAAGGGGCCTTGTTTTATGACATAGGAAACAACCGTTTGTATTTGACCTTCTTCAAGGGTTTTGTCCGGTAGGTGAATACCTCCGTCGGTCGTACCTTTTCCCCGATAGGGGAGAATCAGCAGTCTCCAACCCGTAGGGTTGGGCATTCTTTCCAAAAGCGTATTATCAAGAAGAGTTGGGTCCAGTACACGCCCCTCTTCTTTAACGTACAGATTTTCTACCTTTTGAGCAGCTTCAGTCATCCAATTGCTCCTGTTTTTCTAGCAGGCCCGAGAGTTCCTGTAAAATATAATTAAGGGCGTTTAACTCACCCATTAGTTCTCGATATTGTTCGATGGACTTTATACCATTATTTTCCAAAACATCCAGTACAATCGTCTTTCGTTCCTTAATCGTCCGTTGTATGAACTGAACAATCTCAAAGGAATCCATATAGCTTCAACCCTCTCTGCTATGCGTTGATTTTTCAAGCAATTCAAGTAACCGCAAAATTAGCGCAATAATTTCCTGATCCTCTTCCGTGTCCAGTTCAACCCTAATTTTAGCCATTTGGTTTCTTGACTAAACTAATCCTCTCTTTTTACCCCTAAAGACATATTAGCGGAGAAGGACCGGCGCTCCCCTTCACCATAAAAAGGGTATGCCGCATGAAATAAATAAGAAGGGAAAACATAAAGGTCGCCGACTTCAGGTTTAAGGCATAAGTTACCGGGACAACACACCAACGAAGTGCCGTAAATAAAGTCCAAATATCCTTCCGTCGCTTGTTTATCAATATGCTTGCTGTTGCTATCGGAAATGGTTTCGGGAACCTTTAGGTACAGTACACAAGAATAACTCCCGCTTGTGTGCATGTGCGTTGGATTATAGTCGTTCTCAAAAGCGCGAACAAACCAGCTTTTATGGACCACTAAACTTTCCGGAATTTCAGTTTGTTCTTCGTTACGCTCCTGAATACAATGGTCATACAAACCTTTGGTAAGTATGTACAGAAGATTTCCGAAATTGGGCACCTTCTCAAGATCACAAGACCATTCTTCCCGTACGTGGCCTACTAAATCTTTGGAAAGGTTTAATTCTTCCCGACCATCCGTTTCCAAAATTTCATCGCAATGCAAATTAAGCGCATCCAACATAGCGGGAGGAACCGTTGCTTTTACAAGACGAGGTCCAAACGGTGTTAATACCGTGGCTTTGATTTGCTGTTCGTTCATTTTCATTTATGCTTTACGCGCCTTTATCGGTCCTCGACTTTTCTTTTGAGCCGCTCGACGAACCAAACCAAAAGCTCATGACACTCGTCATTGATGACGTGAGGCTTCCAACGATGATCAACAAGACGGGCGTCATACTGTCTGATGTTTCGACATCTCCGACGACAATAATGTAAACCAATGCTGCATAGGAGCAAATAAAAAGCGTACTCAACAGCAGTTGCGGGACCAAACTCCCGTTATTCATCATTGGTTTCGTTTCGTTTGGCATTATGTCTGTGAATACAATTTTTGTAATGCACCGTCCGGCTATGGCTCTGGCGCAACGCTTTCTCCATGATCACGCCGTTTTTTGCTAACGATTTATAGTCGTCGCCCGTCAGCGCCATATATTGTCGCTCGTGGATTCCGGCGACGGCGTGCCATCTTACCGGCTCCAAAATTCCGGGCGTATACGCCGGGGGGGCCTCACAGGCAACCTCACTCGCTAAAAACTTCCTGAAGTAATTGTTGCCTAGCGTGGAACACGCGCTCAGTTGCGACAGTAGCACGATCAGCAAAATCGATTGCATTAGTTTGCAACTCAGAGTCCCAATCCAATT